AATTCACCTATAGGTTACGCGTTTGATATAAATATTCAAACTATATATAATATACGGGACAATTATGAAATAGTCGTGAACAACTTTGGCCAATATGTAAAATAATATGGTAATTATATTTATAAAAAATATTATATTCGTATATATTATAAAATGTCTTTTACACCTTCTCTTGGTAATTTAAATGCCTTAATGGCTTCTCTTAACCAAGTCGCTGCTAATTCTATTTTTAATTTTACAAATACACCCACAAGTGAATCATGGACCACTATGCATGGACACATTGCACAGTGGATATCCACTAACACATTTAATGCTAACGGGCTTCGTGTTTTAGTCGCTTTAGCAGATGGTACTGTTTGTTATGACAGCGCTAAGGGTGATGATTTAAATAATTTTAGCAACTTTAATATTAAATCAATTAATGAAAACCACAACACGCGCGTAGCTATACTTCAAGCATTATTAAGTAACAATGGCGTTGGATTTGAAACAAAATTATCTACGACAACTAATGTTGTGACAAATTATTTAGCTCAGCGTATATGGGTTACCAATGGAAGACCAATGGGAACTATTAGAGTTTCAGTAGATTTTCAATAGACATATAATAAGTAATGTAGAAGCTAAAATATAGATAATGTATATGCTTATGCTTAATTAATTGAGTGCATAATAGGGTTAAGTGTTGGAATTAAAATTAATAATAACCCGAAAGTTATTATTAATATAAAGATATGCGCGAAGCAGGATTCGAACCTGCGAACCCGAAGGACGTCGGCTTAAGCGACGCGGCATTGACCAACTAACCGATTCGCGCAAAACATGAAAAATATATTGCTCCTTACGGGGCTCGAACCCGTGACCCCGGGCTCATAAGACCCGTGCTCTAACCAAAAACTGAGCTAAAAGAGCGAAACCATATTTCGTTTCATTTTTTACATTTTGTTTTACAATTTTTTATTTGATTTTGTTTTATTATACGTTTACAGGTTAAGGGTTTAAGTGCATAAGATAATGTGTTAATGTGTGAATTTGTATGTGAATAACATCACAACCCTCGATGATGGTGATGTTGTGCGCCGCGTTGCTACCAACTGTTTTGTCAAACTAATAATGCTCGATTTTTTTGTTTGCTGTAAGTTGATAATGAAAATGTACCTGTAAAAAGAAACAATTGTGTTAGTAAATACCACCTGCCGGTATCGATCCAGCACCGTCTTAATAATGAGTCAAGAAAACCATCCAACTATCAGACTGTTAAGTCAATATGTCGCTAGATAGGGGTTACGTCCGCCGTGGAAGTGGTTTGTTACTGTTGCGGGTAGTGTCGTCTTGCGAAACCCCACTACCCAAAGGTTTCATCGCCATTTTTCTTGTAATGATAATCCAAAGATGGCGGACCATTTCATGGTAAAAATATATTTATGGGTATGGTTTTTAATAATTAAGATAACCCATAAATGACGTACCAGAAGTTAGTCAAATTATATCAATGGAGTAAGGTGCTACATGCCCCGCTCTCGCATATAACTATCTCATCCATATGCAAATTAATTCTGTAATAAATCATAACCTATTATGTGTATTTTTTATTTCAATGCGTCAAAAAAAGACCCCTCTCCATACTCACCAAGACAACGCATTGAAATAGTTACTCTAAAATAACTGCTCTCATCCATAAAAGGAAACTGAATTCCCTTACTTCTTTTGAAAAGCCGATATACACACTAGTATGATTTTTCATCAATAATCACAGAATTCTTCACATATTTTCGATGAGTCCATACCCACTCTGTTTATAGTCACTGAGCCTGACATTGTGCTAGTGTCTTGATACACCGATGCAAGATGATGATAATACCGGCAACCCGTTTCGATCGAGTGACCTCGGAGTTATGAGCCCCGCGCGCTAACCTCTGCGCCATGCCGGTAAAGTATGTTTGCTGTGTTTTGCGTCGCGCGAGCTATGACGACCAGCTTCTCTAAAGCTGGCGAATTGTAAAATACCGGCGGTAGGTTTCGATCCTACGTCCTCTGGGTTATAAGCCATAACCATCTTCAAATCAGACTAAGTGTCAAAGAGGGTAGAAGACGATGTTTAACAGCGCGCTTCCTCTGCGCCACACCGGTATGTGTTTTATTGGTCTTGGATGTTCTCGGATATTGCTCTAGTGCCTTGATGCACCGGTGCGAATTGATGAAAATACCGACAACCCGTTTCGATCGAGTGACCTCGGGGTTATGAGCCCCGCGCGCTGCCCCTGCGCCATGTCGGTAATATTATGTGGATGAGTATTTCCTTCGCAAACTACTCATTCACATATACATATAAGTATATGTCTTTAAGTAGTTTTGGGGAATATATATTATATAATTAAAACTACTTAAAGCGCCACCAATATATTATATTCGCATATTTATAAAATATCTCCGAACATACTTAAAAATATTTTCTTAGACTATATTATAAAAACCTTTGAATGTCTTCCCTCAACCTCACAAACAACTTTCCCGTACGCACTACTCCCGGCCTTTTTACCGGTGGCTCCAGTAACGCCAACAACAACGGTTGGGGCGCTCAAGGTCATGTCGGTTTCGGCAATAACCAACGCTATGGCGCCATTCACGTCGGACGTGATGCCGGATGGAATGGACAAGGCTCAAATAGCATCGGCATTAGTGGGGGATTCCGGTTTTAGTAATCCGGTAGTGATTTTATAATATGTTTAATAACATTTTATAATATATTCAGCAATATATTATAAATACATAAATACATAAATACATAATGCAAAATGAAACGAATATGGAAACGAATATGGAAACGAATAAATGTCAGGATATTACTTTTAAAGAATCCAATAAAGTTATAGAAGTTATGGCTCATATTATTAATTATTTGTCCGTATCCTTATATGAAAACGAATTTACAAAAAATCATGAAGACTCATACGCGATCCTTCATTCCATATACGACACTATTACCTTAACGCCTTCCATAACACCCTCGTTGGTTGATTGTGAAAATTTTTACAATAATTTTGTATATCTCGAAAATGTCACATATACCGATGACCAAGACTATTATACATTTAAGCGCAACCTTAGAAAATATATTATTACCATGAAAACGCAAATACTTTATTCATAATTTAAACATTGTTTTATTGTTTTATTTTTTCGCCACATCAACATTAATATACTATCTACATTTAAGGTACTCTTAATAATAAAAAATATAGAAAAATATTCATCAATAACAGTAGTAAATATTATTTTGTAGGACAGTCGTTATATATATGCGTAATTATATGCGTAATTTTGCGCTTATAATAAAATATTTATTATTTTTATATATTTTATTTTTTTTTTATTTCAGTTACCGTAGACTCAAGTATCTTTAGGATAGTTTTGTCAAACATTTGAACAAATGCATATATCATTATAATAATATATAGTGGTATATTTTTATATTATTATCGTTAAAATAATAGTATATTTAGAATATTTATATATTATTGGGTTATTATTGTTATATAATATTTTTTATATTATTTTTATTATATATATAATAATATATAAAATGAACATTTATTTTAGCCTGGTTAACAGAGAATCTGCACAGAAAAACTTTCATAAACAAGTATATAACACTATGTTAAACAATCAAAACAAATTGTTAAATGCTTTGTATAACGAAGAGAAAAAACGTAAGGAACTCGAAAACCAGCAAGAAATCGCTCGTCGGCAAGATGTCGCTCATCAGCAAGAAATCGCTCGTCAGCAAGAAATCGCTCGTCAGCAAGAAATCGCTCGTCAGCAAGAAATCGCTCGTCAGCAAGAAATCGCTCGTCAGCAAGAAATCGCTCGTCGGCAAGAAATCGCTCGTCGGCAAGAAATAGTTCACAATCATGAAGATAATTCATCTTTAGTTCAAAAAAATGTCTATAAAAAAAATAAATTAAATGGGTTATTATTGGAATTGAGTAAAAATAACAAAAGCACTGCGTAATATTCAATAAAAAATAAACAATATTGTATAATTCATTTCATATGATATATAAAGTATATAATATAAAGTCTTACTATATTAATTTACGTATATATTTATAATTAACTACAATTATAAATATATTTTTATAATTATTTTTATAAATAATTCTATTTTAGCAAATATTTATTAAAAATAAAATATTATTACATATTATAATAAAAATGAATAGTCTAAGACGTAATAGATCGTTCACCTTTGTCGCAGGAAATACCGCCAATAATCCTAATATTAGTGTTTCTTTAAAAACAACTGATATGAAAAACAGTATATCTTTCACCCTCGATATTTTAGCTCCATCTTCATATCGCACTATTTCCAATTTAAATATTAATTTTGAATCTTATCCGCTGGTAGCCATTAGAGCAAGGGAGGATTATAATGGATATAATGGATATATAGTCGAAGATTACAACGTATCCAATGGTAGTTATTCTGGTAGTAGTCAAAAAGAATTAAAATTCCCTTTTGAAAATTTGAAGGTTCATAAGTTCGAATATACTGTTGAGGTTGCTGATACCCAGGGTAATTATGGTAAATACATATACATATATAATTTTATATATTTTACCGTCCCCGTAACGCTATCTGATTTCGCATTTGATACTAATACTCTTCAAACCGGGGATAAAATTCAAATTACCGGTCTTTCTCTTAATCACCATTCTAATCTCAACTCTAATGGTAACATTGTTGACACAACCTTCCCAGAAAGTGTAGATAACAGCGGTGAAATTATTCCCAATGCGCAAGGACTTTATATACTTGATGGGGAAAGTATTGTTGATGTTGATGGCGTTGTTTCTAATCGGTCATATGCTCCTTTTGTTAGACCTGCATTAAAATTTACATTTCAAAAAGTCGGTGTCGTATCACCAGACTTACCTAGTTCCGAAGTTAATAACGATATCGACGCATTATATGACCCACAGGTATTGCATTTCAATCCCGACGGCAATTACACTCTACCTGCAAACACTTTACATACAAATGCAGTATATGCAGTTAAAGTTCAAGCATTGTGGGCTGATGGATTTTACGGAACTAAAGTTACTACGCAAAATATTAACATCATTGGTCGCCCCGTTATTGAATATGTAACTACCCTACCTTTATATGTAAAAAATAACGATGATCCCGCAGTGACTATTGGTGTTTCCGGTGATGTTGGAAACAAAGTTTGGTTTAATTTTTATAACGAATCAAACGCCCTAGTAGCAAAAGCCGGTGGTGTAACCGGAATCGATATTATCTCGGGTGAAGAAATAAATGAATATTCGTTATCGTTGAACCAAATAATTAAGACGATCGGCGGTAATGGTCTTTTAAATGGCGTTCAATATTCCGTAAAAGTCGAAACAAAGTATGGTGCAATAGTTATGTTATCAGATGCTGAATATGTCACATTTGCTCTCGTAAACCCATCCATTGACACGGTTACTACTTACGATATTCAGCAAGATGGAGGAAATGATGGAGTCGGCGATGACGCTTCCAATCAAGACGCTTCCAATCAAATAGTAGCAACAATAATGGTAAATACAACTGAATATGAATTATATGCCCCAAATGAGGTCGATGGAATCAAATTTTACATTTATGACGAGGATGATGTAAAGGTTGCATCCACTTCATCCTATACTTTCTTAAATGATGATAATGAAGACACTAACTTGTATAATATACGTTTAAATGAGATTACTCTGGAAGGAAATAGTCTTACGCTCACAAATGGAACAGAATACTCAATAAAGGCTGAAGTTACTCTTTTAAATCATAAAGGTGTTACCTCAGAAACGCGCCTTTCCGATGCATACACTAACGTAGTATTTAATCAAGATGTTGCACCTATTTCCAACCTTACTGTTTCAAATACTTGGGAACTTGCTACCGATTATAACCCTAGTTCTGAGATCGGTCATTTCAATAATAGTCCTCTTATTGGTATTTCAGGACACTTTAAGAAAACAGCACAATTTGATGCTTCAAACTATCCTAAACAACTCGATACCGCTTCTACTAAATTTAAACTAGAATATAAATTGAATGGAGGTAATTCTTGGAGTCTTGTTACTAAAGCAGTTCTAGACCAAAAACTAGAAACAGAAAACATTAAAGTAGCTGTTAACCGTGTTAAGGGTTTGACTTTAGTTTCAAGTGTTGATGGTTTATATGATAATGTTGTCGGAACTATATTAGGTACATCACAGGAACCTCTCGTATTTTATATCCCCCAAAACCAAGGAAATGGTAATGCATTTGATGAAACTAATAGTGTTATTATAAGAGTTACTGTTGTCGATGAAGCGTCTCTGTGGGCTGGTGTTAATGAAGCAACAACAGACTCTTCGTCAGTTCAATTGATAAATAAAATAAATAGTTATAGCTATACCAACGGTGAATCTTCAGAGCCTTGGAATTCTGAAAATAAAGCTTATTATGATAGTGTCGGTGGTTTATTGAATGTCGATGTAAATGGAAGCATTGTACAGGCCAATAAATCAAATGTTATAGGAGATTCCAATCCCATAATTGCAGAATTAGATCAAGGATGGCGTGTCCTGAATACTGGAGTTAATAGCAGTGGTGCTACAGGTGGAAAACTTCCTAAAGTTAATTTGTATTATTATGGAAATAGCGTTTCTGCATCACAGCAAACTGCTTCCAATTCGGTCAAAGTAAATCAAATCAGTAATATGGGTATGTATGTCATCATCGATCAGCATCAGGGTGCTTTAGAGTATCCTTATATTATGCTTTATACTACTCCTACTGCATCCGACAATAAAGCGTCATGGTATAAATCGAGTCTTTTGTATGCCGCCACTCTATCTGGTAATACCGTTCTGGACTCTTCTAGATCCGGTCTTACTTTGCTTTATTCAGGAAATGACGATCTTTCTTTTCATCCCGAAATTCCTTCTAGCAGGCGTGTTAAGATAAATGTCAGTCCTGATTATTCTGATACATTTGGTAATTATGAAAATGAACTTGTTAACCTTGTATCTATTCAGACATCATCCAATGCTGCTACTAGTCAAACGGGTAGTTTTAACTTTACTATATCTGAGGCAGGTTTGAAAACTAGCTCATCCGTTCTAAGCTCGCTTGTAATGAGATTTGCCCATAAATTAGTTTTGAATATTCCTGTTAACTGGAACACAACTCATGCTCACTCTCTTAAACTTGGATATAAATATTCTTTGGATGCATCTTACTCATATCTTACTTATAATTATGGAGATGTACAAGTTGACACAATGGGGAATAAATACGTCTCTTTAACCGTAGATCCATCATTGGGAACTATTTTATATTACAGTGTTGCCTACATAGTAAATAATACAAACCTTCCTTCTGCACCTCTTACTACCCAAGGTCTTACCATTGATGTTAATGTTCCTAATAAGAACTTCCCCGTATCTAGTAGTTATGCTGTTGCAGATGATACTTTTAAGACTTTTAATAATGACGGCGATTCCAGTATCACATTCACCCTTACTGAACAACTGTCCAATGAAGACCGACTAGACGGTATAAATGTATACTTTTCATCTACTTCAGAACAAAATAACGGTACGGCTATTCCTTTGACTAGAATTCAATCATATTTGCTGAGTAATATAAATGGAACCAGCAATACTATTACACTTATGAATAGTTCGGGAGGAACACTCAATATTATGGGGAATACTGGAAATATTGTTTCCGTTCCTGCACTCTATTGGAAAGACTATTCCGAGGCTACTATATCTTTCAAAGGTTTTAGAGATAGAAGAGTGAACACTGCGGTGACAAGTATATCTTTTCCTTATAACTCCTTAGAATACACTGAAAGTGGTTCTAAGGAGTTTGCCGATTCAATCTGGAATACTCCTATTATCGATTCACCGTCTGGTGGTGGTGGTGATGGCGGTGGTGAAGTCGCAAATCCTATTACTTTACACGGTGGTGTAATAAATTCAGCAAATCCCAGTACCGACACCTTTGTAGAATGGCCGGCTTCTAATGATAACAACGGCAATCCTTTCAAATATGATTTTACATTAATAAAGATTAATGATGGAACTGTTCCGTTGGTAATACAATATGATGCAAATGTAACCGGTAATAGTAAAGTTCTTTCAATTGAAACTGAAGCCACGGCAAAATATAGAGTAGAAATTAGAACGGTCTTTCAAGTGGGTTCTCGGCGTGAATTGTCCTCCCCCATTGTTATTGAATTTTATTCGATTAAAGTTGATGTTTCAGGAATGAATGTCGCTATTACTCGCCCCAGCAATAATCAACTTGTTAACCTTTCTTGGAACGAACCAGCCTTTACCGGTTCATCTATTACTACAGATGGTAGCTCTGCTTCGTCGTCTTTCGCAACTAATATTAATACTTTTCGCATGGTTTATACCACCACCAATACTGCGACACCTGTTACTTTGAATCATCTTAAATCAGGTAACAACCTTATCGAACGTATAACATCGCCTGCTACTAGCTACCAATATGATCTTCCAAATCAGAATCTTGCAACTTTATACAGCTTTTTCATGCAAGTTAAAGCCCAGGTAGCATATACCGTTGATTCATCACTTTCGAGTAGTAAGAGTGTTCCTGTTCTCATCTCTTATCTATCTTCAACCGTTACATCTCAGTACAGAGTTTCTACCATCCCTGTTATTAATCCCTTACCTAGCAATACTCCCGTTTTGACTAATGTATCGTCGAACCCCACGTTATTATTAGATTTGGATGCAAGAGGTCTAGAGAACGAAGGTTTTATTAGCGTTGTATGCATTCTTACTCAAGATGGAACAGATACAAAACCCGGAGGCTCGAGTGCAATGGTTGTTTTTCCTGCTCCACCCAGCAGTCCTAACTATTTGCCTGATGCTAGTGGTAACGTTTTGGGCAATAACGGTTCTATTTTAGAAAATGCCGGCTCAAGCAGCGACGTTAGACTTGTAAGCGGACAAGGATATGAAAGCACCCCTGTAAATGTTAATAATTCTACAATTAGTATCACTAATTCTGCCTATAAACTTACTATTGGGTCTCCTTCCACAAATTATGGAAGATATGGTTATTCTACATTAGAAATGCCTTTGTCTGTAAATTCTGGCTTCCAGAATAGTGGAAATCCATCTGATGCCGCTTACAATCCCGTTAATTATATGATTATTGTTACTACTAGACGCGGAACTGATTATAATGTAGGCACATTTACTTATGCAGCTCCTCCCGCTGTCTCAAACGTAAACGTTGTTAACACAAACGGAACATACTATGTCAATTTTAATATTAGCCCGGCTTAATAAATAATACATCGTGATTTGTTGTCATATCTCATTTTTAAAAATATAAATCATATCAAATAAATAAAAATTAATATTTTTATTTATTTTTCTTCGAAAAAATATTGTAACTTCATCGGGTCCGTATTTATTTGCAAAACACATTACCAATAAAGAGCGCGCCAACTAAGCCGAGAAGAGCACCTATGTGGTAACTATATTGCATCTTCTTATATATATGCAACCATGCTTTCTTTTGCGTATCTCCTTCGATGTGAAGAATCATCCAATCGCTCTTTGGCGCCAACATGTAATAAAAATAGTTAGTAGTGAATGTAATTGCGCCTACAATACATAATGTAGAGCATCGATTGAATATTCGCGATCCCCCGCGCGACATATTATTCCATGCTAAAAACAAAAAGGATAATAATAAACCTAAACCAAAACCTACAAAATATATTCGCCTTCGTTCATCTGCTATCTTTGCATATATCTCATTCTGTTGGGGCGTTAAAATACGCCTGAAACTTTGAATCGCTTCTGTCTTGTCTGAGCCATACATTGTAAAAATCATAGCTACAATAAAAATCAAAGAAACTGCACAACTAGTCGCACACACCATTTTTATTCTATATATAATATTGTATAATACATTATTTTTCCATGACAACTATATATTCATTTTAACAGCTTAATAGTATTTTTGTAAAAAAGTGTTAAATATAAAACACAACCACAAACACAACAATCATACTAACCTTCATTTTATTTCTCGGTGTATTGTTCACGATACACATTACTCCTATATGAAATCGCGTAAATCACGCCCGCTTCTTCTTAATGCAGCTCTCGTATTCTGCATTACCTGGTTCGCTTGCTCTTCTTGTTGCCCCGACATCTGTCTCTCATTCTCCACAGCGTAGTTCAACTCGCCTTCACCGACGGCGTCCTGTTCGCCTTCCGTATCACCACTTTCTTCATCTTCCTCGCTATTTGTATCCGTATCCTCGTTTTCATTTTCTTCCCCGTCGCCCTCGCCCTCGCTCTCGCTCTCGCTTTCTGTTCCTGCATCATCAAACCATTCTGGCGGCATGTTTTCGTCATGTACATACTCTGCAACCGTTCGCAGCAACGTGAAACCAAACACACGCAACATTTCTTTGGCGCGACGTTTTGGATGACGCGACATCATAATGCTATGCAGATGAGAACCAACTGTAAAATAAGATATCTCCTCCTCAATGATATGTTCGGCGCTCGCCGGCGTGAGAATGTTTGAGGACGTTTGTTTTGTTCGCACATCTTCCAATTCGCCACGACACATCGGGCAGAGGTTTTTCTGGGTCAATGATTTCAACAAACACGATAAATGAAACGTGTGTCCACAGCTGGTTGTTGTCATGTTTGTATTTCCAAGACTCAACTCATCCAAACACACCGAGCACGTGTACGTTTCTAATACCTTTGCATCTTCGTTTGAGTCCCGGTTTGTATTTTCGCAACATGATGCAGATGATGCAGATGATTCGAAAATTTCCTGAATAAAACCTTCCCTTGGTGTCATGTTCCCTTCTTCGCCGGAAGACTCGTTGCTTCGATTTCGCTTTTCTCTTTTGCCGATTATTTCTTGACATACCTGACTTCCTGCTTCAGCAGTTTCTGGTTTCTTCATTCCGTCGCTCGTTTCTCCTTCAACACCACAACCTTCAAACCTTTGATACTGCGTACCATTTCCATAACCCAAACCTGTTCCTGCAAAACCCATGATAAGCCGCACTAAAGGGTTAGTAGACGTAGAAGACGCTTTTGATCTCATATTTGATGACATTTGATGACTATGAATACCTAGTACTCTGTTCTCTATATCTTTATATGTACCATTTTTAGACTTCAATTTTCCATATATCATAAATGATATAGATATCATACTTAATACTAAAAATATTTCATCATTATTGATATTTTTTATTATTTCTGAGTACATTGTAATTTATAATTTATGCGTTTATATATTGCTACGAGTTTTTTTATATTTACGGGCCGTTTTTCCTATATTGTGTTTTCTTCTATTCCTATATTTTTTTTTATAGGACTTGCATCGCTTTCGCTTACTACCGCCACCAGTTTGAAAACCAGTCCATATATCTTCTCCTGGTGCAGGAGAACTAAGTGGGTTATCTAACCATGCACCTTTTCCTCCGCAATTTCTTGTTATTACTTGGTCTATATTTATTAAGTTTCTCATATATTACTATATACTATATATTATATTATCTACTCGACTTATTATAAAACATATTTTATTTGAGCAAAATATGTTTCATGTAGTATGTTGTGAAATATCTTGAAAATTATCGAATATATTCAGTTTTGATTTATTAATATGAATTAACGCATTTCTCACCACATCTATAACATCTCATGTTTTTATATCTCTCATAAAGATGTACTTCTCAGCTTCTTCCTCCCGCAGGATTGGTTGAAATCCATTGACCACCTTTATATATCATATCTCCGCCGACTGCGGTCTGCATTCCTCCTCTTCTAGAACGCGAACGATGTCTCATACGTTTTGTTGCCCTTTTACAACATTTTCGGCATTTACAATTTTTACCATGACGACGATAATGTTTTTTGGTTTTGTTATGTTTTCTACTATACATGATGAATGAATTGATAATCAGGAAAAAATACTTATATACTTATATATTTTACTAATATTATTTTATAGGTGAACAGTAATTATATATTGTTAAATTCTCTGTATTAAATATTCTAAATGTTGTTGTCTGTTAGTAATTTTCGCGAATGTCCTTTCCAACCGGAAACCTCGGCTTCCCTTCTTCGGTAAGTTCTTGGTAAATCACAGTAAGCATTTTGCCTACATATTTTTTACCTGTTTCGAAGAGTTTGCGACGGCTTTCCATCGTTCCACGCGGACGCACCGTGAATTCTTTTCCTTCTTTGGTCTCGCATATCCATATGACTGTTCCCTTGTCGCGCCCATCTCCCTGCGTAAATCCGGTGATGCAGAATTCATCTTCCTCAAATTCCTTATACTTTTGCAAATCATGGCTCCTATAATTGCAACGGTACATTCCCCCCTTGTTTCGCAACATAATTCCCTCATAGCCATCCTCAATAAATCGGCTAAATTCCGCCTTAAATTCCGCCTCCGTTTTCGCCTCAATCGTTTCGACCAGGCAAATATACGGCGGCAAGTCATGCGGTGACGAGGCTGTTGATGCCGCGACTTGTGCAAACATCTTTTTGATATCCGTGTATCGTTTTTGATACGCGCTTTTTTCATCAACGATGTCGTAAATGTGATACTTGATTGCGGAGAGTCGAATAAAATCTTGATCCGTAAGTTTCTTCTTTTTGATAAGCCCCGCCAATTCTTCGAAGGGTATATCCGACGTATACAGTTCTCCATCCAAAACCACATCCGGGAATTTTTGAAAGAATGGCGTGAGTGATTGGGCGATGTGCGCCATGGTATCAAAGTAAGTACCGGTGCGAGACTGGCGTCGGATTTCACCCGTAACTGAATCACGATATATTATACAGCGAAGCCCATCCAATTTTGGTTGGACAAAACAGGGGAATGATATCGTGTGTTTTTTGGCGGTCTTCGAATCCGGTTCAAACTTTTGCGCAAGCATCGGGAAATATTTCTTCCCCGCACTTGGCGCAATAGTTGTCTGCATCTGCGGCTGTAAATACGACTCCGCTTCTTTTTGCATTGTAACAATCGGCACCGTCTCTTGATACGACTCTTTCTCCTTTTTGTCGAGCCATTTTTTTCTCGTTTCAGCAAAACACTGCTGCAACGGCGTTGTCTCATTTTTTTTACCTATATTTTTCCCTTCCGTATAATCCCTCACCGTCATCTGTTTTTTCCCGTCTTGTTGCCCATGTTCAATCGTCGCAAAAGCATGACCACTTTTCATATCCGTACCCTTCAAATATATATTCGCATCCCACGTCTTGACTTTCCCATTTTTTTCAACGCCATACAACATAGGTAACTTCTCAACATGTGTCAACCCTTGGTTTGATGTCATTGTCTGTCTTGCTTTCTCGCTTTCTCGCTTTCTTGTTAGTACACTACGTAACATTTTTGCGAATATATATCGTTCAATTTTCTGTATTGATTTATACCATTAATCGTAAAATAGAAAATTGAAGTTAAAAAACCACATATATACAGAAGCATGAAAGAAAAGAAACTTACTCCTCCAGCCGCACATTTATCACCCAAGAAAATGGTAAGAATTATTACAGAAGTGTCCGTTAACTCTCCCACAGCTTCGTCAAATGACCGGTACAAGTACCGCTATGGATACGGAAAAGGCGCACACAATATCAATACCGGTCAAAGAGTAATTTATAGACGACCTTCTCCTCCGATAGATGAAAAATTGTCACAAAAACAGTCTGAAAAACAACCGTTGCTTGTCAACGATTACGAACACGAACACGATGGTGATGGAGATGATTATATCATTCACAACGACAACCGTTCGACTAACACTATCAACAACTGCTTTATCAAAGTTGATGAAACAGTCAACCGCATCAACACAATTGTAGATGCGCATCACAATACCCTTGAGATGCAACAGATGCGTGAGATTAATCGAAAATCGGAGAAAGAAAAGGAAAAAGAGAAAATGAAGGAAATGAAGGAAATCAATTACAAACTTGGTAGAATTATTTACAGGTCACGCACAGGAGACTTTTTCGAAGCTTATCATTCCATACATGTTACGGTTATAGTTGTTTTCGACAAAAAAACCAGAGAGTCGACTACAACCCAGACACAAAAAGTTGTTTGGAATGATAGAATTTTCGAAACAAAACAAGACTGGTTTAGCGAGATGGCCAAACTGAGTGCTGTGAAAGCCGACGAGACAATGAAAATTGTTAGGTGTGAGTAAGCAGATTAAGAAACATGAGACGTTACAGGTTGGTGAGATTAATCGAAAATGCATTTTAATAGAATAATAGTAATTTTTATTTAGGTTTACTGTTTTTGTTAATCATTGTATTTGTTTACTATTATTTTTTTGTTTGTTATAGATTTTTATTTAATTTTATAATACAATTATATATATATACTTATTGTAATATACATATACAAATGACAACACAAATATCCAATAATACTCAAAATATGGTTAGCTACCGTGGAACAACAAATAGTTATTCTATTAATATTACTGGAACATTATCAGGCGGAACTGTTTGGGGTACGGATGTTTATACAGATGATTCAGATATTAAACGAGCTGCTGTTCATGCTGGGGTTATTCTAAATGGTGAAAATAAAACTATAGTCATTCAGATGATGCCTGGACAGAGTTCCTATCAAGGGTCGACTAGAAATGGTGTTACAACAAGTTCTTATGGACAATGGGGTGGTTCGTATAGATTTGTAACATCGACAGGTCAATCATGTAATACTTCTGCATTTGTTTCTGGAACAAATAGAACATGCAGTTCGTGGTCATATGTAAATACTAATAGTCAATATAGTGAAGGTCTGCCTAGAAGTATACCTGTTATATATCCACCCGATGTCTGTTGGACAGGTTCAAAATGTGTTGACCGCGCATCCGCAGAAAGAGAGGCTCAATCACAACAGGAGTGGGCAGCAGCAGCAGCAGCAGCACAAGCAGCAGCACAAGCAGCAGCACAAGCAGCAGCACAAGCAGAGAGTCAAAGAGTAGCAGCAATCGCCGCTGCAAAAACGGCAGCTGCAGAAGCAATCACTGCTGCAGATTCTGCAATATCAGCCGCTAATGAAGCTGAAACAACCGGAGGTGGTGCTGCTGCAACCTCGGCAAAAACAGCAGCAAATACCGCAAAAACAAATGCCGTTAGTGCCCAAACAGCGGCAAATAGCGCTCAAACAACTGTTGCCGCAAATGCCGCAAAAGCTTCCGCTGATAGTGCAAAAGCAGCTGCTATTAGTGCAAGAAATGCCGCTTTAGCTGCTAAAACAGCAGCTGAAGCAAAGTCTCTCACTGACACAAAAACATCTGCTATAGCACTCGCCGATGAAGCAATAACAATCGCAAATACTGCTATCACTGTAGCAGATGAAGCTATCGCATTAGGAGGTCCTTCTGTTGCAGGAGCTACCACAGCTAAAACAGATGCAGGAGTTGCAAAAACTGAAGCCGCTGCCGCAAAAACAGCGGCTGAAAGGGCGACAACGCAAACAGAAGCTTCTGCCGCCAAAATAGCCGCAACAGATGCGAAAACAAAAGCAACTGCCGCAAAAACCGCTGCAGAAGCCGCAAAAACAGGAAATGTAACCGCCGCTGAAGCAAAATGTAAATCGCCCTCACTATTTACGTTTACCGCAAAAATAGATGGCGTCCCTGCTACCGGACCAACTGCTCCAGTAGCCCCTAATGTATATTGGGCTATAGACAGTACGGGTCCAAATAGGGAATTCATTTGGATACCAGGTTCAGATAAATCCAACGGAAACACCAATGAAGCTTTAACATACTGCGGTAAAATAGGAAAGTTTTTGATTTTGTATAACACTAAAGACAAAGACAGAAATATTCAATACAAGATTTTAGGGGTCGAAAAAACGAATTCGAATACTTATTATAAATTCAATGTAGAGAAAGTCGGTTCGACAGCAGGGTTTACAAAAAGTAATATAAGAGAAGCGCAGGAGGTTTTTATTAGAACAAGCACGGAGCAGCTGCAGGTGTCACAGGCACCATCCGCCGCTTCATCTACATTTAAAAATGTATGCACCGATCCCAAGACATCCGCAAACTGTAAACCTGTTTGTATTCCTACTAACTCGGCTGGAAATATTATACCGAAAGAGGGCACGTCATTTCCTAATAAAATTGTTACTAGTAAAAATCAATGGCTAGCCAACTATTATGAATATGCACCTGTAAGAGGTATTGGTAGCGACGGTAGTTTACAGTACGTACCCATGGAGCCATCAAAAACATTTGTAGGCCCAGGAACAGACTGTCTTGAACCGTGTCCGCCGCAAGACGCGGGCGGCGTTCGCCCATATTATTGCAAACCACCTGACCCTAACTATGGTAAAAAAGGTGCAACCGGTGCTGCCGGTGGATGTCCCGTCGGGTGTATTAAAGTCGATGACCCCACTGACATTCGTAATAAATCGGTTTGTAATTTTGATAAAATGAAGGGGTACACATGCGCAGCCACATGCGACTTTGCAGCCGGTTCAGAGTGTAAAAAAATATCAGACTGTGGAAACTGTGGTGGCGATGAATATATAACGCGTTTTCCTATTGGATGGAAAAAGACGGTTACGCGTAAAGTTGAAGAGACGTATAATTTCGATGAATGTAAAGAAAAATGTAAAAAACCGTCTGTTGATGACTGCCGTTATTTTTTACAGTTGGAGCAAAGCGGCGGAATTTCGGGAGGTAGATGTCGTAAAATAGGTGCAAGTGGTAACAAGGCTGTTTGCAAACCGGTATCCAAAGTTTCAAAGAACGGACTAGTTACTGGGTATGACCAATGCACGGCTTGTATAAACAATACAGGTCTATATGGATATTTTGAATATAATAAACAATGGAACTCCATATTGAAACAATGGGATTTCGTCAACATCAAAGAAATACCGTACCCTTCAACAAGTTGGTTTGAAGGTAATGTAAGTAATGATAGTCTCGGTGTTGATTCTCAAGCAGGTGCAGGTGCTGGTTCAAAGGATAGTGCAGGTGGAACAAACTTGAGAGGCTCTAAGCCTTCCGGGTACAAAGAGGATGATGATACTAGAGGCACAAGAGACTCGAGAGATTGGGGGAAATTACAATCAAATAATAATTCGAAATCAATATCTATAAGTTCTGCATCTCAAACATCGAAAAGACAACAACAAAGTGCAAATGTTGCCGCTATTAAGATGAGACTCGATAAAATGAATAATGACTATAATGAGTTATCAGAAAATGTAAAATGGAATAAAATGCAGATGGATAAGGCTGAAAAAGACTGCAACGACATCACTGTCAAATACAAAAGAGCAGTTAGAGACTACGCAACAGCTGAAGCACAGTCTGTAAAAGAAAAGAAAGAAACCGAAGCTGCGAATACGCTAATGTACACCATGAAACAAAAGGCACGCGAAATTTGTGAAAATTACGGAGAACTTAAAGACAAATATATGAAATCAGTTAGCGAATTTAATACACTCAAAAATAGAATAGATGACTTACGTAAGGTATATAATAATGCGAATGCTGGTATGGGCGGCGGCGGCGGCGGAATCGGTTCGACTATTTCTTCCGCAATAGCTCCTATAATTAATATTTTCTTTGGAGATGACACGAATCGCGACTGCTCGGGACAACTTGGTTGTGGTAATGGTATCGATTATTCTTTCCCTTCACCCTTTAATAGCTCGAAAGGAGGCATGTTCACCCCTCAACCTTACTACGATGGTATACGCCTATAATCTTTATTAAACACATGAGGCGTTACAGATGCGTGAGATTAATCGAAATTCGATTGATAAATAAAAACTCAAAACTATTCATAGTTATACTATTTTTAGTATAACTATAAACTATATAAAACTATATATACATAAATATCTACAAGATAGAATGAACCAACCAGTTGCACCATTAACAGAATTGACTATATTGAATATATTTAATTATTCAATGGAGGCTTTAAGTAATAATGGAGGGGATGGGCAACGGTACATAAGATTCGATCGTCGTAGAGATAAAGAAACATTTATTAGATATATGTTGGAGTGTTACCAAGAATACATAAACTTTACAACTACAGTGGATGTTCAAGAAAAACAAAACTATAAGAATAAATATGACTATTATTCGGATGACGAATTAAGTGATTTATTCGAAACGAATTCAAACACTGAGCGCCAAATGGAATTATGCTTATTTTATGATGCTACCGAATATACAAGTAATGGAGGAAGATTTCATATGGATGAAATAGATTCAAAAAATCATTGGTTGATACGTATTGGCGATGCAGGTATCGGAAGTAATTTTAGAAACAGTTCGCTGTTTAATACTTGGGGTATGAAACGCGCATCGGCAGTAAAAGGTTTCGAATTTCTAGTAAAAAAAGGTGATATACTATGGTTTATTCCTGGCGGTACCGATGGTTATGTTTTAGCGTTTGCTGAATACGTAAACCATGCGGAAATAGACTACGCAACGAGGCATCAAAGATATGCAGAATTAGGCTGGAATCAACACGGTAATAATCGAGAATGGAATGTAGAAATACACTATAGAAATTTAAGATATACAAACACTACTGAAAGTGTCGGAGATACACTAGAAGATAGGAACAGATATTCTACTCAGATCAAAGGAAATTCTGTAAATGTAAGAATATATAATAGTGAAAAATGTAGAATAGATCTACCCCAATTATATAGCGAAATTATCGCAGAGAATACGTAGTCATATGCTTTAATGTAAAAATATTACTATTTTTTAGTACTTTCTCTGCTTTATCTGCTTTTAATGCTTTTTCGGATTTTATATTTTGTATTCACTCTATGTGTTTTTCGTATTATTTTGTTTTGTTTTTTAGAATATTTTTTAGAATATTTTTTAGAATATTTTTTATTTTTTAGTCTCTGGTGTATTGTTTTCTTTCTATATTTACGTAAGTTTATGACACTTCCACCACCCATCCCTACCGTTGTTCTTAAACTATGAATAACTGAAGTCGCCAACCCGGTAAACAGCGAAAGTATACGACTAAGCGATGTATCACCGCTTCTTACTGGTTGCCGAAGTTGTTCAACATCTTGTAATATTTGTTCACTATTACGTTCAAGTTCTTCACGTTCAGTAACTAAGTTAACATTTTTAACACATGGGATAGTATGTTCAAAGTCTAATGGTGATTCTATTATCTGTGAATCATGTACCTGTGCTTCCTGGCTATAGCCCTCTTGAGATGAACCTTGTTCAGTTCTAAATAAATCTCCACTTGTATCACTCGGCGTAAGAACTTCCGATAATTCTTTAGAAACTGTTGCATGTATTAAACACTTTGATAAATCTAAGCCTAGTATCGATTGTTTTACATCTGGTAATACTGTAAAACATTTACGGTATCCTGGGCAAGTTCCAGTGTTTTCACTATAATGAAAGTCTAAACTAAGGTTTAAATTTTTTGGTTTAGTAGGTTCTGTAAAGTCTACAACTTCGTTACATGATGCACACCCTTTGTCGAATATTCTAACAATCATAAGATGATGGGCAAGAGCAGTTAGAATACGAGCTTTAAATCGGTCATCTCTATGTTCTGTGTTTACTTTAACATAATCACAAATTAATTTTTTAAACTCTTCACTAGAAAGATATATTTGTAAAAAAGTTACAAAATCTGGAAGAATAATAAAAAAACTTTTATATTCATTTTTTTCATTTTTAAATGCATCGTGTAAAAATACTTTATCTAATGACATATCAATAACAAATATTCCTACATCTGGTATTCCTACACGAATATTAAGTGAAATATTATATGAAACATTTTTTACGAATTCAGCGTACTGTTGTTCATGCCCTTTTAAACTATCATCTACGAATTTCCATGATATATTATATACATCTGAAGAACCTTCTGAAAAAACGATAGACTTTAAAGGAATACCACCGCACTCTACATAGTTTGCTTGTACAAGAAAAATACCTGCAAACTTACGCAACACATTTATGAATTCTGGGGGAAATGCTGGTTCGCCACTACATTTATCTGGTCCCAATAATTCGCTTCGTTTTTTAAGTTGATTCTCACAGAAATCTAAATAAACTGTAACTTCACGGAATTTTATATCTCTAAGTTTTTTGCACGCGTTATTAAGTAGTTGACATATATCTTCTATACTCAAATTGTCATCACTTTCTATAATATTTTTTAAAGCCATTAATAAAGGTTCACCGAGTAAAGACTGTCGTAAAAGATTTCCCAGTACATATGATACGTTTGGGAGTACGTTTGGGAGTTGTAAGGCAGCAGGAGGCGAAGTAAAAGGAACGACTGGAAAGTCAACGTGTAGTACACTATACGTAAAATTTTTTGCTGGGTTTGGAGGATCAACGGCTGTTAAAATACCTTTAACTGCAGAATGTGCTCCTATAAAACAGTTAACCGTTGTTCCCAATTCAACCATTGGGTCTGCTATAAATCTTCCATTATTAAACTTAAAAGATTTTGCAAACTTATGGTAATTACTGGTAGGATTCTCGTAACTACTAAGAGAACGAAATAAAGGTGCGGTCATATTAGTAATATTAATATTTGGCCCATATGCCTCATCATCTCTAATCTTTTCTATCGCTTTTCGTATTTGGTCTTCTGTTGCAACTTTAGGTTCAATCGGTCCAGTTCTTTCCGGCGACCTTGAACTTCCTCTACCATACCTTGCTGTACCGCTCATTATATATATAACTACAAAAAAATATTTTACTATTATCGTGTTCTATTAAATTTTTACTATCCTAAATATATTTCACACGTACCATGTATTGTATTACCTGTTGTACCAATTCGCAACTCCGTATCCAACACGATTCGCATAGGCAACACCACCGACTCCAACTGCACGATTGTACTCCGTCATCTTCGCAGAAATAACTTGTCCATCATCTTCCCAATATTTTGATTCGAGTGTCGCGCCAAGCATCACGGTAACTTTCGACTGATATGTTCGCGCCACAACATTGATGCAGCGGTTCGCATAGTCAAAGAGTAAGCGTATTTCATCCATGATTTCAAAGTCTTTTTCAGTTACTTCTTGGTATGTCCGCTTATTCGCATCGGTTTGGCGAAGGTGGTCGGCGAATCGGAATATAATATCCGTCGATGTATTGAGAACCATCGTAAGGATGTTCTGAATATCGCGCGACTTTTGCATTCTTTTATCCGCACGCTGCAGTGCAACCGCAAACTCTTGTTCCGTCAGCTCACCAAGCAGGAATTTCACACCCAGTTCTTCATTGTAGCGCAAAGGGTCTACGCGATACTGCGGCAGCAGAACATGGCGAATCTCGATAATATAGCGACAGATTTCAGATAACTGTAACTTGCGAAACAGAATCATGCGTTCCGTGCGCATTCTTTCGCGAAGATGAGAAGTATCCACATTGGGCGATGGAACCAATAGCTCAGCAATTTTTGATACATATGATTTTTTTTTGTCGCCCGCAGCTCCACCACCCGCCGCAGCCACCGTATCATCCATCATATTGTTTACATTCAAAATGCAGTCCGCATAAAACCTTTCCCATTTTTCGTTTGCGCTCAGAGGCAATCGTTGAGGGGCTGAAGCAGCAGAAGCAACAGCAGTCGCCATAGTGGAAGGCAAGCGTCGTTCATCAACAAAGTCTTTGTTCGCATTTCTCCACATAATCATATTACGGGTTATAGTCTCAGGAGGAAACAAGTTCGTTACAACTGTAACTGTCATGTTGTCGATTTCACGTCCACACAAAATATCGCCCGGAACGCGCGGCGCTTGTCCACCATTTAGTTGGCGCTGAAATTCATAGTAATGCGGGTTATGAATAACCGTCTCAATGCGCCCCGTAACCCAGTCAAAGGCACAGTCGTTACAAGCCGTACAAAACATTTGGTTACATCCGCTTATCTTGAATACGCGAGCACCGCATTTGGGGCACGCGCGCGTTTCCGCATCTATCATTTTCGCTGATGCTAGATTATCCGGATTACAAACATGGGGCGTATCTTGCACATCGCCCTTGATTTCATGACAGTCTTTGCATGTCCACATGCTGCACAAGTTACACTTCCATTGTGTACTGAGAAACCCGCGACAGTTTGCAGCGGTATTTGGGCACGGTCGTACAAATGATGAATGATGTTCGCGCTGTGATGCGGGAAGAGATGCGTCCGCTGCTGGCCCAACACGTATGCGATGCTCGAGACGATTTTTCTCCGTTAAACACTGATAATGTTGCGCGCGAAGGGCGTTGATTTGTTCCAAAATAGTATTGCACTGAGTGTTCAAATCGTTTTTGCGCTTCACCATTTCGGCGACAGGTTGGCGCGTGGGTAGAAGTGCTCGTTCCTTCTGGAGTATAATGCGCTCACGATGTTCTTTCCAATCTTTCGAAACAAACTTTAGCGTGAAATTTTCTACGAGAAATTCACGCTGAAATTCCTTGTGACACTCCATGCAATTAGGGTGTGTATTGGAAGCATCCAGTATAAATGTTGTGTGACATTGTCGACAAGCTTCGAATCCACACGACTGACATGCGACTGGAGCCCGCGTGGACTTATTGTATGTTTCAAAACATATACGACATTCTTTGCTTGGAGGGGCGCGCTTGGTTTTGACAAGAGCAGTAGGTGCCGTTATTGGGAGGGCGCTAGGTACACTCATTCCCGAAATGATTTCATTCTTGTGGGTGGGGGTATCCGTCTCTTGAATCTTTGATGACATTGGTGATTTATCTTTATTGCTGCTTTTGTTTTTATCCATTATTTCTATTTCAATTTTATATTGTTGCGACATAAATATGAAATAGCTAGCTAAATAAAAACTACTACTTAATATTAATATATAAGATATATTAATATCGTAAATATCATAAATGTTATAAAATATATTTTTTTGTAGTTATATATATAATGAGCAATGAAAGGCATAGCGGCAGAGATAGTCCAGGGGTAAATAAAAGTAATAGGCCAATGTCAAGGTCGCCGGACGGTAAAACAGAAACACAATTACCACCTACTGGAACATTTCATGATATAACACGAAGGTCGCCTGATAGAAGACCAACGCGGCACGGTGCATTCGGTGACTTAGCAGCATTTCATTTGGCTTATGATTCCGCAGCGACTATTCAAACGGATAAGAAAAGACTCTACGTGAGGGATAAAATTTTAGAAGGGCCTCGATATGTTAATGCTATTGATACGTATCAACGGAATCTTAGAGAGAAAGAATATGTTATACATATCGAATCGTTATCAATTCAACGCAATGATGATGATGGTATTTTTAATAAAGTAGATTTCGGTTTTTGGGTTCCAGTTCATGCAGATTATAGTATACGTATTAACATAAATTTTGATAAATTTGATAAATTAGATAAGTTACATGATTCCGATAAGGAAAATATGGAAAAAGTAGTGTTTTGGAATAGTAGATGGGGAAAAATTTGTAGGCTACTTGATTTATATCTTTGTACGCAAGGAGTATTATCAGATTATATAGTTCGTCATTTTATGGGTCTAGAATTTAAAAATAAATCATACGGCTTGAAGCATAGCTTAGAAATGGCCTTTGAGGATGGGTATCTAACAATAGAAGGATATAATAATCAACCTCTTCTAGCAGTTATTCTAAAGGCGGGAGAACTGTCTGATAACTACAAGGGACATACAAGACCATATTTATTAGGAATGATACGAACAGTCCTAAGAAATCGACCTCAACGCGGAGGAAGAGTGCAGCGACAGCGGCGAAGGGGGCGAACTATTCTATCAAGAAAGAAAAGAAATACACGGATGAAAAAATATAAAAGACACAATAAGTCTAAAAAAATAAAAAGTTAACCAATACTTTTCTCATATTCGTTACCGTGTTTGTGTTTATTTCTTTCTTTTTATTAAACTAAGGTATGGAGAACCTTGCATAATTTGAGACACAGGTAATGGTGTAGATTTTTTATTTTTACGAGAATGTGAAAATTCCATCGCTTCTACCAGTCTTCTTCCCATACGAGTAGGTTTTTTACTAGTTTTTGATATATTTGCACTATCCAGTACAGGGGACAATCGTACAGTTTTTTCTGGTGTTAGCTGCAAAGGGGATGATGATAACGATAGTACCGATATAGCTGGTGGCGATGATGGCGATGATAATGGCGGTGTTGGCGATGATGATGGCGTTGGTACATAATCTTCTTCAGCAAGAGGAGATAATTCTTTATCAAAACGACCGAGTTTTATATTTTTTTTATACGGGGAAATAGGGCGTTTAAATTTAAGAGGGGAAGGAAAAACAACTTCACGAAATAAAAGGTCATTAATGTTATGTTGAGATAGTATATTTCTTACTTCGGGGTTATTTAACCGTTCTTTGTACAATATTTCAAATACAGTTCTATCTTGTCTATACGTTAAAGGATAGTCTTCAGATTCTAACCTATACTTGCTAAATTTTTGATACGGTAAGTCTATTTTATATATTATTTTTGGAGTCGTTCTCATTGTAATAAACATAAATTCGTTATTTGTAGACATATCAATATCATACCGATATTTTCCTCCACGTTGCGTTCTACGCTTACTATGGATTTTTCTAGTTCTCTTTACTCTTTTTGTTTTTTTCATTATATATAATATTAATTTATTATATTAGTATATTTTAGTATATATAATAATATAAGTTACATTTATAAATACGTATTATATTTTAACAACTATAAAACTTAATCCTACGATTATAAATGACATGAGGTGCAAGATTCCAGGATGCAGGAGGTGGAGTAGGATTATTGGATGCATCTAGAACGCCATTATAGCCATCAAAGTCGACGACAACTCTTTTCACATTTTTAAACCTACCATTTGCGGATGTAACTTGAAACTCTAATGTTCCACTGGACATTATGGTTTCATATAAACTTTGATGCATACAATTAATATAGTCATTATCAATATTAATATTAAATAGCTGAGTTCTAAACTTTTTGGGTATTCCTGATAAGGTAGATGGCTGGGTAGGTGGATTTATTATTGTCGTATTGAAAAGAATATATGCATTATCAAGAGTAACAAAAGCGCCTTCATGTTTATCTCTTTCTAATATTGTTCTTACAGTAGTTCGATTACTTCCATTCGAATCTGTAAAAGCATAATTAACAGAGTTACCTGATGGATTTCCTAATTCATCAAATCCTTGATAGTATAAAGTTTTCATTATATATATATAATATAATAAATCCGGTTATTATTTTTCTAAAGTATTTATTATAAGTTAAAACTATAGTAAAAAATTAATACTTATTTCGCTTTCTCAACACGCATCCGTCTCCTCGCTTGCTTCACTTTCCGAAGACCCATCCGTGTGTAATTCACTTTCTGAACACGCATCCGTCTCCTCGCTTGCTCCGCTTTCCGAAGACCCATCCGTGTGTAATTCGCTTTCCGAAGACGAATCCATGTCCTCGCTTGCTCCGCTTTCCGAAGACCCATCCGTGTGTAATTCGCTTTCCGAAGACGAATCCATGTCCTCGCT